CTAACTAATGTTTTTATTAATTAGAATTTGTTTGTTTGTTTGTTTTTATTAATAGCTGGCACTAGGAGGGCTACCCGAAGGATGGCAGCTTTTAAACTCCTAGCACCAACTACACCTAATTATTCTTACGCGTCTGCGGTCATGAAACCTTGACGTACACGGTTGCTGCATGTCAAGTTACCATAGGCCAAGATAAGCGCATAACGGGCGTCTACGCCAGCTACAGTGCCGTTCATGAACTCTGTGGTCTTGAACCAGAAACCGTTTAAGCCAGTGAGCTTCAAATACTTCGTATTAAGGAAGTACATCGGCGCATCAGTTGCGTCAACTGCCAACTCAAGGTCAAACACAACTGGTGTCTGCTTGAACATCAGGTTTGTGAAACCTGCGTTGGCTTTTGCTACGTCCTGGTAACGAACGAATTGCGTTAACAGTCCCTCATAGCTCTCAAACAACGAAGTGTTCGTGATAATTAAATCAGGAACATCGCTGCCTCTTGAAGCACGGTTGTATACGTCACCCATGTTTGCAAGCGTAAGCGCTGCAGCCATGTTTGTTGCCTGGGTTGGATTCCACCAAGTGTTGGTTGATGCATCAATGCCACCGACCGAGTTGTTCTGGGTTCCAATGATGTTACCCAAACCATTGAGGTCTTTAGCTGCTGGTGCTACGCCTGGTGAGCCGAAGAGTTGCTCGTTAAGAGTTGTCTTCAGTGACATTTCAGCTTGCATAATTTTAGCATTTAGCAATTTGATGATTGCCTCGGTGCCACGGTTCTTGGCTTCTTCGATACCGCTAATTGCGACAGAAGCAGCCATCTGCTTCCAGTCATACTCAGCAGCTGAGATGCCTTCCTGTGGAGTAAGGTCGATTGCATCATACCCTGAGTACGTTGCAACCGTGTCGTTCACTGCGTACATGAGTGGCTCAATTATTTGAGTACCACCCTCTTCGACGCGAACGCGACCTTTTTCGTTGAGGTGATTAAGAAGGACTAAGTCCTTGAAAATGTTGTCTACTAGTGTAGGCTGATAGTTCTGCAGCGTAGTGGACAACAGTGAATTAAAGTCGGGATTACCGGCCATGTTATTCTCCTTGTTGGGTTATAGGTTGAGTGTCTTTTTGGCCTGTTCAAAGGCTTCAAAAACCGAATTTGGTTTTGTAGTATTCGACGAAGCACCCGATTTTGCTGAAGATGTAGAAGAGACAATTGTAGCCTGTCTTTTGGCTTCTTTCCTAGTTTGGTCTTCATTTAGCTTTTTGCTGGCTTCATTAGCCTTGTTATAAACTTTATCAAATGCAATTTGCTTAAAGACTGATTCTAGGTCGGTTGATCCAAGAACTAATGCCTTGGCTACTACTTCTTCTGCGTTGAATTCTTCGCCGTATTTATTATGCAAAGTCTCTACAGTTTTTTGCAAATCATCCATGGCTTGTTTCTGTTCGAAGGCCTGAACTCTTTGTTCTAAACTGCGGATTTGTTGCTCAGCTGGATCTAACCAAGTTTCTTCTTCTTGAACTGGGTTATTTACACCATAATGCTGTTGCAACGCTTGTAGTGCTTTTGCTGGGTCACTTTGCAGAGCTTCTGCTAGGGTCGCAGCAAATTGTACTTGCTTTCTTTGCTCACTGAGTTCCTGCGTCTTGCGGGTATAATCCGATTGACGTTGGTATCCAGCAATAGCCTCTTTTAGCGGAATTACTACTTCTTGACCATCTACTTGAACTTTAATACCTTTATCGGTAAAGTTTGTGATATCAAAAAGCTCTAGCTCTGCTTGGGCTTCTTCTACTACTGTGTTATCCACTTCTTCAACTTGTCCGTCTACTACGGGGTCGTCAGCGATTGCAGTATTAGTTTCATTATTTTCTATCATGGGAGTTCTCCTTCTTGATTATTCCCTGTTCTACTATATGTAGACTTTTTTTCGTAAAGTTTAATTTTAAACCGCCGGACCCATATTTGCGGGTGGTTGACCGCCTGTTTCAGCTAAGATAGCTTCTAATAATTCTGGTGGTATTTGCTCTCCACCTGGTGCCTGAGCTGGTGGTTGAGCTGGTGGTTGACCACCTGTTTCCGCTAGAATAGCTTCTAATAACTCTGGTGGTATTTGTTCTGCACCTGGTGCTTGGCCTGGCACACCCGGTGGCATACCTTGACCTGGCATTCCTTGTGGTGGCATACCTTGACCTGGCACACCTGGTGGCATACCTTCTGGTGGCATACCTTCCATGCTTGGCTGTGGTGGTGGAGTTTGTAAAAACGACTGTGCATTTTTAACACCAAAACCAATTGAAAGTACATACTCTGCTAGTTTTGGCATGTTTACCAAACCAGCTTGAGCAAATGGTGCCATAGCATCTACCATTTGTAAAGCCATCTGACGTCTAAATGATTCGTTAATTGGCGCCGTAGAACCAGCCTCAACATTAAAATCAAACTCACCGCTAATGTAATCCTTATCAAATGTTAACCATACGGGTGCATTTTCAGTGCCTATGATTCTTACAGTTTGTTCACCAGTCAAGAATTGCTGAGCAAGCATAATAAGACGTTGTGCAGCTCTTGCTATTCCCTTTTCTATAATAACAAGCTTTTCTGCAGCTCTTGCATTTGCGGCGTCTTGGGCAATAGCTGCTTCGGTAGCTGTTCTTCTAATTTCTGGCAACGCACCACGTTGATATTCGGAAACTCCAGATACTCTGTTTATGTCTCCAATAATCATTTCAGATTGATTGTAAAACTCTGGTGGGTTTATGATTGCTGGTACTGGCTGGAATACATTGTTAAGGCTTTCTTGACCTTTAACTGCAACAATAACGTTGTCTTCATCTGATACCAACGCTGCTCTACCGTCATCATCAAATGCATCTTCTTTAAAAAGATATTTGCGGCTGTAACGCTTACGATGATTCATCATCTGTGTACGAGTTTGATTTAATTCGTACTGCAATGGTTCAATTGCTTCAAGCTCACCCATTGGATAAAAGAATCCTGGTATATCATAGTTGCGCAACATTACAAACGGATGACCAAATACAAACGGTATCTTAGTTGGTTTGATCAAGAATTTGTCACCAGTTTCTGAGAACACTGACATGTTTCCAGTTTCTAAATCATAGTATTCCCAAATGTCAGCATACCCTTGGTCGTATCCAGATGTATATACTGCATCTTGTGCTGGAGAAACAAAATTGTTTACACCGTTATAACCATTGCCGTATCTAGAGTACGACGTTGAAGACACCTCTTGTCTTGCAGTTGGATTGTATCTTTTGTCCGCTTTAACATCTTTTAACGGACGACGAATGCGTTGTGCAATCCATTTAATGTCTGTCATGTTAACACCATCTGGATCCACATAAACGTCAAATGGGTCAACTCGTTCTAAGAAAGGACGGTCCTCTTTAATAATTGTTTTTGCTTCAATTTCAGCAGTGGGTGGGGCGGCAATTTCGTCTGCTGTATCTTCAATACTATCTACTTTTTCTTCTTCAACAAAACGATAACCAGCTTTTAGAAAACCGTGACCAATAATTAAAAAGTCTTTAACTGCTCTTTGATATTCGTCTTGGCAATCGTAATGCTGCCACCAATAGTTAATGATTGCTTCAGTTAAAATTGCTTTATCGGCATCTTCGGGCGTGCGAGGGTTGACTAATATTTTTGGGCGACCAATCGAAACAGCTGGAGCTAAAACGTTTATAGTTGCAAAACAAATGTTAACAAGCAGTCTGTCATACGGCAATGGTTGACGATATTGTTTGCCACGATACAAGTTAATTAATCTAGACCAAAGTTGGTCATAATTTTCTTGTTCACGCCAACGTTTAGAATAATCTAATTGTGAACGATAATTACTTAAAATTTCTGAATTTGGTTTACGTGCCATTTAACAATCCCATTTCCTCAGAGCCAACGCCTTGCGTGTTGGTTTGCCTTTTGAATCCTTCATTGGACCTGGCATGCCGCCCATTCTTGCACAAAAAGACTTACGTCGTGCAGCAGACTTGGGTGATTTAGCTGCTTGTTTAGCAGACACAGGTGGCTTTAGCGTTCCACCAGTTTCAGCCTTATATGACGCACGCCCCTTGGCGTTTAAGCCACCCTTGGGGTTCTTGCCCTCTTTACGTTGCCATGCAGCAGTCTTGGCCACTACTTACCTTTAGCTGCTCTCATGTTGTCTACGAGATTTGGATAAGGGCGTCCAGCTTTTTTAGCTGCAGCTTTAGCTGATGCTTTTTGTGCTGGTGATAACTTCTTTGATTTACCTAAAGACTTTGGACGTGGTTTCTCCCAAACTGGTTTAGTACTTTTTCTTTTTGTTGCCATTTTTCTTCTTCTTTCTAGGAGTATAATTCTTAGTTGTAGTTGAAGGTAATGCAGGATAATTTGGATTACCCTTCATTAATAACCAGTCTGTTCGTTATCTTCTTCTTCTTCCATTTTTTTCATGCTTGGTGCTTTAGACTTCTTCTTGCTTTTTAAAGCTTTAAAGTCAGCGCCAGTTATTTTATCTTCTGGGGATGCTGCTTTAGCAATTTTATTTTGTTTTGATGACAACGCTTTTTTGTAAGCTGCACCCATTGGTGTTTCAGTAGCAGCAACTATAATACCAAATCTAGGTTTGCCGTTATTTTTTTTAGCTTTCATTTTTTCTTCTCCTTGTTTTAGTTAAATGCCAATCTATGTGACCATCTAATTTTTGATCTACCATATCAACTTTGTAGGCTACTTTATGAAGTAAATCTCTTGACTCTGCGTGTTGGCTAGTGTTTTCGTTCCTAAGCTTTTGGACTACAACTACCAAAGGTCCTCCTATAACGGCAACAATGATAGGAACAAGCCAGTCCATGCTAGATGAATTCTTTCCTTGTTGAAACTTTTTCTACGTTTGGCATGTTAGCATACATGTCTTGGGTTTCCTTTATAGTCTTAGTGTTCCAATTTGATTTGCCGTATTGGGCACCAACAAAGTTAAATCTAATGCCTTTGAGATGGCATTTGAAACAAACGCCACGCTTTTGGTCTTGTTCTGTTGCCAAATCTGAGTTACATGAGTTGCACTGCATAATTGTTTCTACCATATGTACACTTTTTTCCTTAATACCAATTATTGGCACCAATTGGTGCGTCTTTGATCGGTTCTTCTTTTTTAACTTTTGATGCAAAATAATTTAAAGTGCCCCAAGTTGGGTTTAACTTAGGCCTGTACTCAGGCAACCATACATATTTTAACATCTGATTTGCAATAGCCAGACTCATAACTCTGTCGTCGTGCGGAGACCCGTGCGTAGAACCGTTGTCATCACGGACAAAAGTCTTAAGTTCAGCAATGGTGTTTTCGCATTTTATGGTTACTCCACCATCTCTAATATTAGCACTTAATTCATCTAATGCTAAAGGTTTTGTTAATGTTGTTGTGCGCCAACCCATTGTTTCCGTTTGCTCTGGATTACGTTGGTTTAATCTACGTTGTCTGTATATATTACTATAATTAGCTTTATTTAAAGATGTTAAAGTTGTTAAACCGTGGTTATTAGATTCAACACCTATTAAAGCTTTATTATAATAATAACCTAAAGCTAAAAGCACTTCTTCGCCAAACCTATCTGGGTCTACGTGCCCGTGCCAATGGGCTACAATATTGCCTGACTTGGCATCAATAACATGAGCTGAAGAATAGTCACCTCTGGCTAGGCCCTCGGCAACGTCAGCACCAATAACATAAACAGAATTAAACATTGGTGTTTCCCATACAGACAATGGTCCACCTGTTGATTCAAAAATGTAGTTATTTATTCCTGCTTCTAGTTTTTTATTAAAACCTTTTGTTGCGGGCGAAGTAGCAAACATTTTTAAAATATCTACATCAAATACTGGTCTACCAGAACGAATGAACGCTTCTTCAGGATTAGATGGGTATTCTTGGTGTAGCTGCCAATCTGGCAATTCAGCTTTTTGGGCATCATACCAGGCTTGGTCTCTGTCTGAAGCCGACCAAGGAAAGAAGATACCTTTAAATCTATTAGTAGCATTCTGTGACCCTTGCCACAGTTGAAAGAATATATTACCTTCACCTTTTGCAGTAGACAGACAGATGACTCTACCACCTACGTCTGCAATTGGCTCTATTGATGCCCAGGCTTCTTCTGGGTTAGGTAAGAAGGCCATCTCGTCGATTATAGCCAAGTATACTGATTCACCTCTAGCAGGCTCATTTGCTGAAGGCATTGATTCAATTACTGAGTCATTAGCAAACGACATTTTGAGCACGTTGTTTTGCACTAGCTCTGGACCATTTTTCTTGATCCAATCAGGCAAGAACTTATAAATATATTTAGATTTAGCTAGAAGTTTTGTTGCTTCTCTTTCCGTCTTTGACAACATAACGATGAAACGGTCTGGCCAAAAGAAAGCTAACCAGAAAGAGTACGCCGCCGCCAGAGTTGAGAATCCTATTTGACGTGCTTTTAAAACGATTGAATAACGATTGTTTAACCATGATGTGACTGCTTGTTTTTGGGCATCGCGCAATTCAAATTTAATTTTACCTTTGTTAGGATGTTTAATATAAACATAGTTTTCACAGAAGAAAGCAAATGCTTCAGCCAATTCATTTGGTGTGTCGCCATCTTTGCCACGACAACGCCTGAACTGATACTCGCTGACAAGGTCATCAAGTTCCATTTAAATTTCTTTCCAAAACTCTAAACCAGAATATCTAGCTATCGTTTCTGGCAAGAGCACTTCTTCTGGTCTTCTAGACACTTTTTGCACTGTTGGTCTAATCTTGTGAAGGTTTTTAATGCCTGTAAGACTGTTTTCGGAGATGCCTGAGCGGTCTTCAATATTCTCAAATTTGTGATTGTATTGCGGAATTTCCAAGAAGTCATATATTTTATCAATCTCTTTCTCTGGGTTGTTTGTAAAATTATCATAATCAACAAAGTGAAATATGTGACGATACTCTGGAATTAAAGCATGCCTCATAAAGTTTAAACTTAATGAAACATCTTTGTCATTGCGCATCAAGAACTCTGCTCTTCTGTCTGCTAATGGCAAATTGCCAAAGGTTTGAGCCATTGCCTGTTGATCCATTTGATTATTTTTAGAATCTTCTGATGCGTTTATGATTGTATCAAAAGAAGTTAAAACATCTAACACATTTCTTACTGGACATATTATTTTAATATTTTTTGTTATATATCTATTAATTAATTCTACACCTTGCGGGTTTGGCCAATTAAGATTTTTATCAATAATGTACTTGGCTGACTTGTCTTGGTAAAACGCGTGTGGAATGGTTGCAATCGTGTCATCTATTGCAGCGCCTCTATTATAATCTATATTCTCTAATTCATTGTGACTTTGTGTTTGCGTAAGCATCATTCTAAATAATGGACTTGCCGGCGAAACCCACACATCTGGGTTTTGATTTAATATTGCACTAAGTACTGTTGCGCCAGAGCGTTGCATGCCAGCAAGAAAAAAGAATTCCTTCATTTATTTTCCTTCGTATTTAATTTATTGTTCTTCTAATTCTGCAACTCGAGCAGACAGTTCCTTAATTGCATTAACCAATATTGGTATAAGTCTACCATACGTAGCTTCTAACTTATCAGGGTTGGAACGGTATGTCAATTGCAATGTCTCATGAGCATTAAGAATATCTTCTATTTCAACAAGGTCTTGTGCGATGAAACCCATATCAGGAACATCTACTTTAGCACCGTCACGCATATCCCAATCAAACTTAACTGGATTGAGTGAATTAACTAATGCTAGTCCATAAGGCAGTGGTTCAATATTTTTCTTGTCGCGCGCATCAGAGAATGCTGTTATTGTAGCTACTGCTGCACGGATAGCAGTAATATTAGAGTCACCTAATGTTATTTCATTAGATACAGTTGCAGTTGATGGCTCTGCCTCAAAACCAATAATAGTATTATTAGAACCAGTTGTTAATGATTGTCCAGCTTCAGTTCCAACTATAGTATTTTTGATACCTGTTGTTAATACATTTCCAGTACCGTTGCCAAATGCCATATTTTGATAACCAGTAGTGTTAGCTTCCAATGCTCCTTGACCTACTGCAGTGTTACTTGAACCTGTTGTATTATTTTTTAATGCGTTTCTACCAATTGCAACGTTATTATCTGCATTATTATATCTTAATGCTTCAGTGCCAATTGCTGTGTTATTAGCACCAGTAATATTAGTGTTTAATGCTTGACTACCAATGGCAACGTTATTGCTAGGTGTAGTTTGAAATTCTGCTGCACTAGAACCAATAGCTACGTTACTACCACCAGTAGTAAGAGCGTTTAATGTGTTATAACCAATTGCAACGTTGCCAGTGCCAGTAGTATTTGATTGTAACGCC